TCAATTCTCAAAGTATTTGTTCATTGCTATAGCGTGATGTGTAGCGAATGCATCCGCTGTGATCTCCTCAACGCTCATGTACTTGTCATCAGATACCTCATACATCACATAGTGGCCTTCCCTCGCCTTGATCACAGCAGCGACCACCGTAGCCATTGCGATCATATCGCATCCCACCTCTATGATGTAGTATTTCATCGCTTTCTTGCAGCCTTTACTTGTTGGAGTTCTTTCTTGGCTTTGTGGGTAATGAACTTGAGCCTGTGACTGAATGCATAGATGTTGAGCTTCATTGCTTTATTCCAATCTCCTCCGTAGTATTCCTTTGCGATAAGATCGAAGACCTCCTCCCATGCATACCTATTCGGCTTAGTATCTTTGTCACCTTTTCCGCTGCTGTCCTTCTTGCCATGGATAGCCTCATCGATCGTTCTGTTTTTCGCAAAAAAAAAGCGCACGCCTCCAGAAATACCTTCAGCTCCATGTGATCCCCGATATCATTATACCGGTCACGGATAGGATTGAGCAGGTTGTCATTCTCATCAACATCACCGTAGATCTGCCCCTTCGGAAAATAGAACATACAGGCCAGCTGCACAGGATCTCTGTTGATGTCCATCTTGCTGAAGTCAGCATGCCATCCCACTCCCACCTTCTCAGGATTGATCAGCTCGTATTCCTTACCTCCCAGCGTTATCTCCTTTGGAGGATTGCCGATATGGATATCACCGTACAGATTGATGATATGATTCGACATCTTGATCACATCCCTCGCATCGAAGGTATAGGCTTTCTTCCTGCTGATACCTATGAAGTCAGCTATCAGGTTCGCCCTGTCGATGATCGTTTCAATGCTCTCAATCTCCACGTTCGCCATGTGCTTGAAATGGCTGATTCGCAGATCACTCGATTTCTTTGGCAGCTTATATTCCATTTACTAAATCGATTTAGCAATTATATTATTATTATTATAAATATACTATACTTTAGCAAAATATCTCCCTTTAAGAGATAAATGCTTCCTTGCTTGATTGAACAAGGCCATCGACATCACGCAGTCATCATGGATGCCTTCAGGAGCTGAATACTTTACGTGCCTTGTTTTGGGATCGAATACATAGGTAAATGCTTCCAGCTCATCGATCAGGTACTCATCATCGGGGATCAATAGCTCCATCTGCTCAAAGGCCACAGCCAGATCCTCGATCATGATAGGCTTGCTCTTCGATGTGGTGGTGAATGGTTCGATTAGATTGCCTACCTTCTTTCTGAGCATCTCATAGAATACATCCCCTTGATTATTGACCTCGACATACGTTGCAGCGTTGTACTCCTTGATCACCTTTGCCACCTTATCAATGATATTGGACCATTCATCATGCCTCCATCGTTGAACTGTCAGGATGCCTCCCTCCTTTGTGCCTATGGTCAGCACAGTATAGTCATCAGCCCTCCCGATATCCAGCCCTCCGTAGATCCTGCCCTTGTGTTCTGCTCTGCCGATGCTCTCTCTGATGTTCCTGAATAGTCCTGAAGCTCCATCGATGAACTCAGCAAGGTACTCCTGCCTGAAGATGTGATCCGGTACCGTTGTACGGATGCTGTCGATCTCTCTGCTGTCGATCATGGGATTGTCATAGCTGGTGAACTTGAAATACCTGTAGCGATCATCCTGATGCCTGAGCAGCGATAGCCTGTACATCATTCGCTTACCTTTCGGTGTTGAGATGAACACTACCTTTTTACCCTTGACCAGTACCGTAGGCTGGAGGATCTCCTCCCAGATGTTAGCCTTCATGAAGTCGAACTCATCGCATACCAGATAATCAAAGGTATTACCTCTGATATTATCAGGCCTCTCCGCTGAAAAGAATGTGATAGTGGAATCGAAGCCTCTTATGATCAGCTCAGAATCATTGTATGTGAATAGACCGCTTCTGATAGTTGCTTTCTTCAGCTCATTGTACACACGCTTTGATTGCTTGTAGATCGGTGATACCCAGCCTATGTTTGATCCCTTGTCATTGATGGCCCAGTACAGATTCTGATTGATGCAGAGTAACGTCTTGCCCCATTGTCTGCCTATGCAGAGAACATAATACTTTGCATCCTCTGAATTGATGCTGTTGTGTATCTCCCTTTGCTTATGATGTGGTTTGTATCCCTTGACTACTTTCATTCAAAATCAAACCTATCAACATTCACTTGTGCTTCAATCTCCTGTTTCGGTTGACCATATACCCTGCTCAGTAAGGTCTCAAGTGAATATAGCGTTCCTTTCTCAAGTGATTTTCGCATAGCATTTGCCACAGTCTTTTCAAGGATTGTAGCCTTTGGGTTTTCCCAAACTTCCTTCAGCTCATCCAAAGTCATAGCCATCATTGCCTGAATAGTATCATTAATCTCTGACTTCTTATATCCCATTTCAGTAAGTTGAGAAACATACTTTCGAGGTCTACCTTTAGGATTTCCTGACTGTCCTTTCTCCCACTTATGAGGTTCTATGTCTTTTGCTGCCATTGTGCTGTAATTGTGCTGTTAATTAGAGCGGTTGGGTTGGATTCGCACCACCTACCTTTTCACTGGAATGTGAACTGTTCAACTCATGAACTTCAACCGCTTGTTTTGGATATGGTCTACTTAAAGACTTACACAAAGATATTAAACTTTTGTCAAGTGGATAAATATATTTTATTTTACCTTTTGTAACAAACTCAAACGCATCTTTATCATAGTATTTTTGTATAAATTGTTTTCGTGTTAATCCATTTAATCCGCCTTTTTGTTTAACCCAATCGCTAATAATTCGACCATGGTATCTTTTGCCTTTAATAATCCAACTACTATCTGTTTTATTTTGCATTGAAATACCTGTAAAATACCAGTTAGTTGCTTGGTAAATTATACCGTTATGCTTTTGGTCTTTATCTGCATAACTAATTATTAATTTACACAAAGGAGAATATTTTTTAATTAATTTTAAAGATAATGACAATGCTTTACTTGTTGATTCTTGTTTACCATTTAAAGCCATTCTAACCAATTCTAAAACTTGACCTTGAGTTAAATCATAATTAATAGCTAAATTATTATTTGCGCCCGTACCGTATAAAATAACACCACACCATTCATTTTTTTTATTAAATACTGAAAAGCCAACAGTATTTACTGGAACTGCCTTTGCATAATGAAAATTTAAGCACGCATATTTAATAGCCTTATAAGACGCCTTTTCTAATCTCATATCTCACCTGCACTTACTGAGTAAAATGCTCCGTTATATTTTCTATCTATTAATTCTTGAATGTCGTTTTCGGCTTCTTGTAATTGTTCAACCGTCTTAAAAGTTATTTTCATTGAAGCGGGTTTATTCTTTTCTTCGCCTATTAGTTCATCTAAACTTGGTTCGTCCATTATAATCGGTAAATCTAAACCCCAATCATCTAACTTTTCAGCGTCCCATTCAGATGTAAGCTGATCCCAATCCCATTCGCCAAACCCAACATTATCTTTAATCAAGAACTCAGCTTTCTGTTCTTCAGTCCAATCATCCGCAAGGATAATAGGAAGTTCTTTCAATCCAACCTCTTTAGATGCTTTTAAACGCATATTACCTCCGAGTACTACATACTTACCATCTGTATCTGTAAAACATACTAAAGGCCTTTTCTCAAGCATCTGAGGGAAGTCCTGAATAGACTTTACCAGCTTTTGAAACTTATCATCCCGGATCGTTCTCGGGTTCTTTGGGTTAGGTTTAATCTGTGAGATCTTTACTATCATATCAAATCAGTTTACCAACCTTTCCAAGTTCATTGACAACAAAGGAACTACTATCATAATGGTTCTTCAGCTTGAGCTTCAGGACCATTGCCACCTTCGCCTTATTCGATCCTGTAGCATATACCCTCGACATTGGTATTCCGAGCAGTTCTGCCTTGTGCTTCATTAGCGTTTTCCCCTGCCGGGCTGATACAATGTACAGAACATGACCTTGATTCCGTAGCTTGAGAGCGAGATCCATTCCTTTC